CCCGCCGCGCCCCCGGCCGATGATCCGTGGGGCGCGCCGGCGGCCGACCAATCATCATTCGGAGACTTCGGCAAGGCAGCGGACGAACCGGAATTTTAAAGACTAAGGAGCAGCAATGAAAGCCAGCGAACAACAGGCGCTCATCCCGCAGGAAGCCACGCCCGACACGCTCATCGACCTCATCGGCAAGACGCAGCAGGTCACCAAGGCCGCGGCCGTCGTGCTCAAGGCGTGCCGGAGCGTCATGGACACCAACACCAAGAAGGAGCACGTGGAGAAGTGGGGCGGCATCCATGCCATCACCGAAGCCGTGTACGACTGCGCCGACCTCGCGCAGCGCATCCTCGACGCCGGCCTGGCCATGGAGAACATGTGCGCGAAACCGGCCACGTCACGGCAGATGATCCTCATCGACGACCTGCGCCGCAGTCTCGACATGGACGACGGCGACGTGGAGGCGACCGTCGATCCTGACACCGGCGAGATCGCCTGAACCACCGGAAGGAGAAGAAGAGATGTGGTTCATTGTCGACGACCAGATGGCCGACGACAGGCGCATCCGCCGCCTGCCGCTCGCCACCGTGGGATTGTGGGTCAAGCTGTGCGTCATCCATTCCAAAGGCGTCTCGATGCAGGCCAAGGACCCGGCCGCATACCCCGGCCACTTCGACAAGCTCGACCTCAAGGACGCCGGAGGCACCATGAAACAGCTCCAGCAGCTCATCGACTCCGGCCTCATGGAGGAGCACGACGGAGGCTGGCGTCCCGTCTACGCCGAAGGCATATGCAAGGAGCCCAGGACGCTCACCGAGGAACAGCGCGAGGCCCGCCGCAAAGCCGGAAGCAAGGGAGGCCGCCGCAAGGCCGCCAACCAAAAAGCCAAGCAACCGTCTAGCAACTTGCTAGCAAACAGCCAAGCGAACGGAGAGCAAAACAGTAGCGAGACAGGTAGCGAAACGTCTAGCAACTTGCTAGAGGACAGCCAAGCAAAAACATGGCATAAAACCGATACCTATACCGATATACCCTCTCCGACCCCTCCCGCCGGCAAACCGAAGCAAACCGCCACGCCGGACGCCTACGCGGCCATCGCCGAAGCCTACCCCGGCTCCGCCGGCGCCAAGGGCCGCAAGACCGACCTCGAGGCGCGAGGCCTGGTCTCGGCCATCGCCGAGAACCCGGCCCAGCTCGCCCGGCTCCAATCGGCCGTCCGCCGATACCGTCGCGCCGTCAACGACGGCCAGGTGCCGCGCCGGCAGATCCCGCGGCTCAACACATGGCTCCGCGACCAGTGGGAGACATGGGCGCCCGAACCCATCACACCCACGCGCCAGCACAAGCACACCTGGAACTGCGAACACGTCCACCAGCTCATGGATTCACATGAGGACGAATACGACCACACCGGCAGCCTCCGGGAAGGCAAACCGTCCAAGTGGTATCTCGCATGCCAGGCATGTGCCGACGAACTCAACAACCAACAAGAAACCAGCAAGGAGAAGCAATGAGCAACTACCAAACCAACCAGATCAAGCTCATCAACACCAGCCTCATCGACCCGCACCCGGACAATCCACGCAAAAACATCGGCGACGTGACCGACCTGGCGGCCAGCATCAAGGCCAACGGGCTCCTCTCGCCCCTCAGCGTCGTGCCCCACGGCCAGCGTTATCGCGTCATTGCCGGTCATCGTCGCCTTGCAGCCTGCAAGCAGGCCGGAACCGGAGCCGTCCCATGCTTTGAGCTTGACCTCGACCCATTGCAGCAGTTGGAGGCCATGGTCACCGAGAACTGCCAGCGCGAACAGCTCACGACGATGGAGGAGGCCGACGCCATCCAAGGCATGCTCGACCTCGGAGCCACCACCGCCAGCGTCGCCCACCGGCTCGGCCGAAGCGCCGACTACGTGCGTGACCGCGCCAAGGCCGCCAGTATCGACAACGAGATCAGAGCATCCCGCGACGATTTCAGCCAGCTCACCATCGGCCAGCTCGTGGCCATAGCACGATACGACGGCCAGCCGGACAGGCAGAAGAAGCTCGCGCAGGCGGCCGGCACCTCGAACTTCGACTACATCCTCCGCAACATCGAACGCGACGACCGCGACCGGCAATGGATCGAATCGGTCGCCGCGCTCCTCGTGGAGCCCGACAACGGCATCAACCTCATCCCCGACCCACCCTACAGCAACCCCGAATGGCGATACTCTGGCTGCATGTTCCCATCCACCGGCACCCCCGAAGAAGTCATCGAGAAGATCCGCGAACAGAACCCCGCAGCCGTATCCATCCACATGGAGCAGGTCTACCTCTGGACCCGCCGCGACAAGACCGCCGACGCCGAAAAGGAAGCCCGACGAGCCGCCGAACAAGCCGAACGCGACGCCCGCCGGCACGCGCTCGAGGAATACGCCGCCGCATCCGCAGACAAGCGCATGGCATGGCTCCACGCCAACCTCCACGGCATCAAACGCGACAAGCTCATCGAAACCACGGCCCGGCTCGGACTCCTGCAGATCATCGACCCCTTCCCAGGCGGCTTCGCCGACGCCCTCACCAACTGGAACGACCACACCGGAAGCCGCGAGGAATACGAGAAGATCACCGGCATCACAGCCGAAGACGCCCCGACAGCCGCCCGCATCAGCCTGCAGACCAACGACTGGCCATTGGAAGCAGCATCCATCCTCGCCGCACGTTTCGAATGGTTCATCGACCCGAACGACTGGACCACCGTCAACGACACCAGCAGACGCATCCCCGGCTACTACCAGATCCTCCAAGACCTCGGCTACACCACCGCCGACGACGAAACCAGCCACCTCGACCAGCTCATCCACGCCATCAGCGAAGCCGACTCCGACGAAAACGAAGAAGACGAGGAGAACAACCAATGACCATGAAACAACTCGAAAGACTCGCCCAACTCCTCACCGACACCGCCCAGACCGCCAGCACAATCGAACTGCGAGCGCTCGCCGGTGGCAAGGCGGATGACGGCATCGTGGCGATGGCGGCCGGGCTGAGGGCCGACTGCACTTCTTGTTTGGTGCTGGTCGACGGTCTGATGCAGGAGGGGGTGCGTTGTGAGTGAGTTCGACGATGCCAAGCGTGCCGCTTTGGAGCGGCAGGGATGGCATTGCCTGCGTTGCGGGACGAACATCCATGACCCGTCACGCTGGCCTGGACGCAGTGGCCATCACCGTCAACTGCGGCGGGCGGCGAATCCGGATGTGAGGCACAGTCCGGCCAACATCGTCGAACTGTGCGGCAGCGGGACCACGGGCTGCCATGGGTGGGTCCACCAGCATGTGGCCGAGGCGGAGCGACTGGGATTAATCGTGCCGTTCGGCGCGGATCCGCGTGATGTGCCGGTGTTCGACTGGGAGGGCCGGTGGCTGCGGTTGAACAAGGACGGGACCGCGACCCCGCTCACACAGACCGAAATCATTCTCCTCCAAACGAAAGGAAACCAATGATGAGCGAGGAAAAAGCCAAAGAGGACATGCTGCTATGGATGGACGTGGAGACCACGGGGCTCGACCCGGACCATGACAGGATCCTCGAGGTGGAAATGCGTTGCACCGACATGAGAGGCGTGCGGTGCGTCGGAGGTTTCCGCCGCGTCATCGGACTGAAAGGCCGCAAGGCATCCATTACGGACGGGAACCTCAAGGCGTGGCGCATGCACTGCGCCAACGGACTACTCGAAGACGCTCTCGACGGCGGATATACAGAGGAGGCGACGGCGAACGCGCTCGAGGAATACGTCGACAGCCTCGCGCAATCGTTCACCCTCCATCCGGCAGGCAGCGACCCGCAGTTCGACCTCGACTTCATCACCCGACTCTGCCCGAACCTCCCGCTGCACTACCACCGCATCGACATGGCCACCCTCCGCGACAGTCTCGAAGCCGCCGGCTGGGACGTGAGGCCGGAAGAGGAGACGCCCGCAGCCAGCGCCCACCGCACCGGCACATGCCTCGACCGCGACATCCGCCAATACGCGCGCATCATCCGCCAACTCGCCGCTCATCCGGTCCGATACGTCGCCACGAAAGAAGCAAGGTGATGGACGTCGCAGCCGTGATCCTCCTCATCGCCGCCATCCTGATCGGCTGGATGGCCAACCGGCCGTGAAACCGCCACACACTGAAAGGAACCTGAATGAAACAGACCATCAACCACATCTCCAACCGCGTCGGCGACTGGTTCGCCACGCTGTTCACCTTCGCCGCGCTGCTGCTCGTGCCGCACGCCATCATCCGGCCGGTCATCGGCTACAGCCTCCACTACTGGATCCCAATCCAATGGCTCGCACTGCACGCCGTGCTCATCATCCTCGCGCTCTGCATGGCGCTCGCCGCCTATGTCATCGCGGACCGCACCGCCGTGGAACCACCGGAAGCATACTGAAAGGAGCCATCATGGCAGACCAGGAAACCATTCCGATCGGTCTGGAGACGCAGAACAAGGTGGCCGAGGCCATCTACCTGCGCTGGTATAGCAACGGCCGGCGCCATCCACGCCCATGGAACGAGATGGCCATGGAGGACAAGGAGCCATGGAGGCGCGTGGCCAAGGACGCCATCAGAACGTTCTTCGCCTCTCCCGAGTTCCAGACGCTGCTCGACGACGTGTACGACGAAGGCTACGACGCGGCCGGAAAGGACGCCCAAGGCGAAAACGAAGGCGAGGAGCCGCGGTGAGCGTCAACGTCCCGCTGCATAAATGGCGGTCGGCCGACCCGGCCATCCTGATCGGCCGCCGCTGCATCGCCCGCACCGACGACGACGTCGTCATCGACGGCCGACTCGAACTCATCCGCTGGCCGGACGGCACCGCCACCCTCCGATTCCAAGGCATCGGAAACGACATCATCGACCACGATCCGAACACATGTTCCAACAGCATGAGCGACGGCATACGAAGTCTCGCCGTCTACGGAAAGGAATAACCAATGGAACCACTGGACCACACACATGAAAAAGGAAACCCAATGAGAAACACCATCTGCGCCACACTTACCGCCATCACACTCACCCTCTGCACCGTTCTCGCGGGATGCGGGAGCGCGTCGGAGCCTTCCACGCCAGCGCATGCGGTCAGGTCCATCGACTCGCAATGCACCGATGGAGGCACCGCCCATGGTTTCCACGAGTGCGCCATCACGTTGTCCGATACACGAAAGGTGGACTGCATCGTCTACGCATGGGGAAAGCAAGGCGGCCTGTCCTGCGACTGGAGCCATGTGAGCGGAGCGGACAAGGAGCCGGACCGATGAGCTACCGGGAAATCCATGAGCTGTTCGTCGTCTGCGACGAGTGCCATACAAGCCTTTCCGTCGATGACGCGACCTACGAGGACGCCGACAACGAGGCCGTCGACCACGGCTGGCAATGCGACGAGCTCCAAGGCAGGCACTACTGCCCGCTCCACTGGCACGTCGAATGCCATGACTGCGACATCACCGACAGTGGAGCGCCGGACGAACTGGAAGCCGCAGGATGGCACATCGACCGAGATTATCCATGCGACAGCCTCTGTCCGAACCACCACCATCTCTCATGCCGCGAATGCCGCAAGTGGGACGTCGGACCGCTGCATCGGCTCGAATACGAGGGATGGCAGATCAACTCCATCGACCACAGTGACAGCCTCTGTCCCGAATGCGCCAAAACCAAGAAGGAAACAAAATGAGAAACAGCGACGCAAACATCGCCATCGACGTGCTCAACAAACTCATCGCCCAGGAACTCGAAGCCGCGAGCGCCGGAATGCGTTTTGGCAATCGACCCCTCGAGGAAAGTGCGTCGATTCGATACCACGCCTACATCAATGCCAGGGACAAGATTCGGGAGGCGCTCGCCGATGCCGTGGAGGAGCGGGATGCTCGGAACCCGTTCCAGTGTCAGCGTGATGAGTTGGTCACGCAGGATATGCACACCTGCGATTTGTGCGGCCGGTGGTGTTCAAGTCCCGTCTATTCCATAGGCCTCATCTATGGCGGCCAGGCGAAGACATTCACCGAGGTGTGCGCCGACTGCATGTGGCGTCTCAAATTCCAGCCGGTCAAAACCATCTCGCTGGACATTTACCGGCTTTTTGAGAAGTGGTTGGACGAGCAGAAGGAGACGGAGCGGTGAGCAGGAAATTTAAGGTAGTGCCGGTTATGTACGCGGCAAGCGGAGCCGTGTACACGCTGAAGCTGCAGAATACGGAAGCGCTCGCCGGTCTGCTTTCCGACGGATGGAGCGTGATGCGCACCGACGTGTTGCCGGGACTCGGCGGCAAAGGCGAGTACGAGGTGGAGTCGAACATATGCTATGAGCCATCATTCCCGCCGACAATCGTCTACATCCTTGAGAAGGAGACGGAATGATGAACAGCATCAGTCGTAACAAACGGCGCTCGCCGCATGCGTGCCGGAGCGCGGTCGGGATATTCATTTGCGCGAGCAATGGCATCGGTCCGGCGCAATACGAGGTCAGCCTGCGCAGGATAGAGCATTGCGTCATCTGCGGCAGGTGGTGGAAGCTGTACGCCGCGTCCTCGCATCTGACCATCTGGACCGAACCGCCCGGATGGGTGGTGTGGCTGCTGCGACACAAGACCTGGAAGACCATGCACAATCAACAGAGAAAGGAATCGAAATGAGCGAGGAAACACTGGAACCGCCGCTCCCGCCGATCGACGCGCGCACCGAAGCCGTCGCCGAACGCCTGTTCGGACTCAAATTTGCACTCCGCAAAGACGATCCGAAACACATCCACGACGAATGGGAGCATGCGGCCGACTGGATCCACGACGGATACCTGCGTCAAGCCATCGAAGTGCTATCCGCGGCCGACCAAGCGGACGGCGCCACCGCCAGCGACTACAAGGAGCGCATGCGCGTCGAATACCAAGAGCTCACCGGCCGCGCCAACAAGCTCAGGGACATGCTGCAGCGGTACGCGGATGGCACGCTCGACTTCGAGCCCACCTGCCCGATCACTCTGCTGAGCAGGCAGCTCGACGTCATGGACGAATACGCTCTCATCCTCCGCAGGCGCGCCAACATCGAGCGCATCAGCCTCGGCGAACAGCGCATCGACACGGCCACCAGGGACACCCGATGAGCGACACGTCCGACCGTATCCGCGCCGTCATCCAATGCGTCACAGGCCTGCCGGCCGACCCAACAAAGGAGAACAAGCAATGAGCAACGACATCGACAAAAGCGTAAACCGCCTCAACGCAGCCGAAACCATCCGCCGCCAGGCCATCGCACTGCAGAAACACATCAGCGAAGCGCTCGCCGGCCTCCAAACCCTCAGCGGCAGCGAAGACATCCAAATCAGCCACGCGCTCACCATGGCCACCGTCCAAGCATCCAAGGCACTCAAACAGGCGCACCTGATGCAGGACGCGGCCGACGTGCTCGATCAAGCCGACCAGCGGGACGAGGAGGACAACATCAGCCGCATGCTCATCAGCAAGATTGCCCAGCAAGGCGAATAAAAAGAGAGGCCCCGCCAAGCCGGTAGAACCTCCAAGAAACCAACCACCATTCTAGCCGGAAGCGGGATCACTCATGAACAAATGCCAACAATGCGGCGAACCAGCACAAACCACCCTCTGCAAAACCTGCGCCAAACACATGCGCCGACAGGCCAGCAGCCTCGCCAAAACCATCCCCGAACTCCGCGCGCTCGCCGAACGCAAGGCGCACATCGGCGAGCGCGGTGGTGGCGTTCGTGGTGGTGAGCCTGGGTTGCCGGTGAGTGTGCATTGGCTGGAGGTGTATGAGGAGGCGGCCCGCTTGATGCTTCGGCTGGCGGGTTGCGTGGATCTCAAGTGGATGCTGTTGCCGGTCGAGGGGTGGCGGCCGGCGTATCGGGCGGTGTGCAGGTCGTGGTCGCGTGTGGTGTGTTCGCCGTCGGCCGGCGAGCTGGCCGATCGGCTGGACAGGATGCTTCGGCGTATCGACCGTTTGTGCACGCCTTCGGATGGGCGTGTGACTGTGGTGCAGTGTCCTGATTGTTCGGCGTCATTGGCCGTGTCTCAGGGGATGCGTGATGGCTGGTGTCCGGAATGTGGCGAGCGTTTGGACTTGGACATGCTGGTGGCCGGCAGACTGGGGGAGGCCGGGCAGGCGGTCATGACCTGTTCTCCTGCGGAGGCCGCCGACTGGCTGACCGACCGTGCGGGCTTGCGCACCACTCGCAAGCAGGTGTCCAACTGGCTGGCTCGCGGCAGGCTGTCGAAGGCGCGCAGGATCGGCCGTGGCATGTGGGAATTCAATCAAGCCGAGCTGGTCGACACGCGACTTGCGCAAGAGGGTGAGTCCGCGTAATCTGTAAGAGAACTTGCACCATGCCCGAAGGGTCTGGTGCTTTTCTTTTACCAATGCTTATAATCGTCGCTGTCCGGCGTGGAGCCACTAGCAACCCTTGGAGCCGTCGCACCGAAGGACGTCGACCATGGCGGCGACACCCGTCGCGTCGGTGGCCCATGAATCGGGGGTGGCCAGCTGGGGGACCTTCGCGGGAGACGTACCCCAGACATGCCGGACGCTCCACCCGCCACCAGAGGCTGGAGGTGTCTGCCGTGAGTCTTCGCCGATGCGCCTGGCACAATTGCCCACAGCTTGTCCCGCAAGGGACGCGCTTCTGCAAGGCTCACGCCCACGCCTATGAGACCCGGCGTGGCACGTCCGGCCAGCGTGGATACGGAGCCGCGCACCGCAGGGAGCGAGCACGGTGGCAGGCGGCCATGGACTCCGGTGTTGTACCAGTCTGTGCGAAATGCAATCAGCCTGTACTTCCATCGCAGGCATGGGACCTCGGCCACACTGACGACCGCAAGGCTTGGACAGGTCCCGAACATCGAAGCTGCAATCGAAGAGACGGACAGCATAAAGCGATCAGCCATCAGGAACGTTGGCATTGACGTCGGCGAGCGCCGTTCGATTCGTTCCGTTCGTCTCGTTCCGTTCGTCTGTTGCCTGAGCTGTTTGAAAGACGTGAATGATGTCGTTGTCGCTTTTCCGTTTGCGTTCGGCGTCGCGTCGGGCGCAAATGGAATGCGCTGAAATGCGTGTGAAACCGGAAATTTTTCTGTTCTGTTCTCGGCGAAGACCCCTAGGGGGGGTATCCCTCGAGGTGGTTTCCAGACCGCCGGTGAGGGGACTCGCAAGTTCGCGGAGGGTTCAAGATTTTCGACGGACGGTCGGACCGTAGATTTTCCGACGTGATTGGAGGTGCGCGATGGCAGGTCACGGAGGAGCCCGCACACGCTCTGGCCCCATGCCCGACCCCACGTCGGAACGCTCCGACCTTCGTGGACTCGGCGCCGACATCGTCCCGCTGTCCTCAAAGGGCTACCGGTACAAGCCGAAGGCTTTTCCGTTGAGCGAATGGGTTGTGTTCGACGTGTGGAAGGACGAGGACGGACTGCACAGGGAACGCAACGAGGCGGCCACGGACGCTTGGAACCGCAGGGAACGCGCCCTGTGGCGGGACCTGTGGAAATTGCCACAGGCGATCGCCTGGCACATGCCGAAATACCGATACCTGTTCAATACGGTGGCGCTCTACTGCCGCCAGTTCGTGCTCTGCGAGACGGCGGCCGCCAAAGCCGCCGACCGCGCCACATTGGCCAGATATGCCGACACCATAGGCCTCACACCACAAGGCTTGAGTCTCAACGGCTGGACGATCGTGGACGACGAATGCGAACCGTCGAAGCCTTCGCGGTCTTCGACGAAGGTGATTCCATTCAAAAGCGCCAAGACGCGTTATCTGGAGGAGCATGGTGATTAACGAGTCGCGGATGCGGACGATGCGTCAATACAATCTTCCGCTGCTGGAAAATGTGCGGACGGTTGGCCGATACGACATGCCAATGCTTGCAAAACAGGACGTCACCCCACCCGACACATTGATGGGCTTCAATTACGCGATCGGCAAAAAGACAGTCAAGCATTGCGGAATCCATTTCTTCATCGATGACTATCAGTTTCAGAGGGTCTGGAACCAGCCGGACAGATACATCGCACCGCTCAAACGCTTCCAGTGTGTGCTGACACCTGATTTCAGCACATACATGGACATGCCGGAAGCGATGAAGATCTATAACGTCTTCCGAAGCCGTCTGATCGGAGCATACTGGCAGGCCTGCGGGCTGAAAGTCATCCCAACGCTTCAATGGGCGGGCCCAGAGTCATTCCAGTACTGCTTTTCAGGCATTCCAAACAACTCCATCGTCGCGGTAAGCACGGTCGGAGCGAATAACAATCCGACGGCAGAACTTTATTGGCGACTCGGCATGCGATATGCGCTCGACAGGCTCGCACCGGAAAAGATTCTCCTCTACGGAGATGCCATTCCGTTTTTCGACTTCGGTGCCATCGAAGTTGTCGCATACAAAAACAGCAATACGGAAAGGATAAAAAAATGGGCGGAAGAGGATCAAGCTCGGGCGCAGGCCGTGGCGGACATGGCGGCGGAGGGGGAGGCTCTGCCACTGACCTCTCATCCGTAAGCGACTCTGATCTCACCAATATGATGCGCGATGCGGGAAAACGCATGGATGCCGCATCGCGCATCATGCAGAGAACCGCGCACGGAGCCACGCAATACAACCAGCGCATGCCGGAAAGTGTGTTCCCGGAGGCGACCAAGGCGAACTACGACAAATACCAAGCGGCTTCCAAGGCATTCCGCACCGCCAGAGCACAGCGCGACAGAATCTCCGACGAACAGACACGCCGCCAACCAACGCAACAAACGGAACACGGCAAAACGTTCGTGAACTCCTTCGGCGAGGCGACGAAGAGGGAAATCACCAACCAGACATACACGAGGGCGCAGAAACGCATATCGCGGGCGGTCTTGAGAAACATGGGACACTGACCGATTCGAGGTGATGGCTGATGCCAGGGACGTCGGAGATGCCAAAGTCGCTTGGTTTTCTGTTCGCTGACTGGATAGCCTGGCATTGCGTTGTCCCTAACGGTTTCGATCTCGGCAAGCCGTTTGAGCTTGTCGGCTGGCAGCTGGATAACGCCATCGATTTTTATCGGGTGAAGCCTGATGCGGTGTATGATCCGGCTCGGCCTCGGCAGGCGGCGGCGTTCAAGTGGCGTCGTGGTCAGATTGTCGGCGGGCAGAAGCTAGGCAAGTCGCCTTTCGGTGCGGCTGTTGCTGCTTTTGAGGGTGTTGGGCCATGCGTATTCTGCGGATGGGCCAAAGGCGGCGAGGCGTTCCGCTGCTCCGACTGGGGTTGCTCATGCGGTTTCGAATACGTGTATTCTCCGGGTGAGCCGATGGGCATGCCGCGTCGTACAGCTTTGATTCAGCTGCTCGCCACTTCGGAAGAGCAGACGGCGAATGTCTACCGTCCTTTGCAGTCGATGGTGCGCAACGGACACCTGTCCGACCTGATGAAGGTTCGCGAAGGCTTCATCCGCCTTCCGAACGGCGGACGCATCGACCCAGTGACGGCTTCGGCCCATTCCAAGCTGGGCAATCCTGTGAACTTCGTCCTCGGCGACGAATCCGGAATCTGGACCCGCAGAAGCGGCATGTTCGAGGTCGGCGACACCGTCATGCGCGGCGCCATGGCCATGGACGGCCGAATGCTCGAACTCACCAACCCGTGGGACCCGATGGACGCCAGCTTCGGACAGGTAACCTACGAGAGCACGGCGTCGGACATCATGAAATTCTTCCCGAAGCATGACCCCTCATTGGATTTCGCGGATCCGCAGGATAGGCGGAAGATTCTCGAATTCGTCTACTCTGGCAGTCCGTGGGTGCCGTTGGATCAGGTCGAAGCGACCGCTACCGAGCTTATGGCCCGTGATCCGGCGCAGGCTCGACGTTTCTACGGTTGTGAGATCGTGCAGGGTTTGGGTTCGTATATGCCTGAGCCGCTTTACGATGGCACGATGGTTGACCGTCAGCCACCCGAGCCGGGGGCTGAGATTTGTCTTGGCTTCGATGGCTCGCAATCCGGTGACTGGACGGCATTGCGTGCGGAAACGTTGGACGGGTGGCGTTGGACGCCAACCTATGGACCGTCCGGCAGGCCATCCTATTGGAATCCTGTCGAGTGGGAGGGACGCATCCCTCGCAGTGAGGTGGATGCCTGCGTGTCAGAAATGTTCGACAGGTACAAGGTGCGCCGATTCTACTGTGACCCGCATCCGTGGGAAACGCAGGTTGAGGCGTGGGCATACCAGTATGGCGAGGATATTGTGGTGCCTTGGCCGACGAACCGAATAGGACGCATGTTCGACGCGCTCACCCGCTTCATGGAGGATACCGCCGACCATTCCACGACGCATTCCAATGATCGCATGGCCAGACTGCACATGATGGCGGCAAGGAAGGTCGCCAAGCCAGGCGACAAGTACGTGCTCGGCAAGCCGAGCGAAAACCAGAAAATCGACATAACCATGGCCGACATCCTCGCACACGAGGCGGCGTCGGACATGCGCGCGCTGGGCTGGGGCTCCGAGTCCAGCAAAGTCTTTGTTTTCCGTTAGTGGAGGAGGTCTTCGATGGCTTGGTTGCCCGATGCTGCACAGGATATGCTTCGTCGGCTCTCCGACCAGCTTTACGGGGCAGCTGAAATGTTCGGCAGGCTTGACCGGTATGTGGATGGCCAACAGCATTTGCGGCAGCTTGGATTGGCGATCCCTCCGGAATTGGAACGGTTCACTGTCATCGTGAACTGGCCTCGCGTCGTGGCCGAAAGCCGAGTGGACAGACTTGACCTCAAGGGGTTTCGCGTCGGAGATAATCTCAAACTGGCCGATGATGCGTGGGAATTCTGGCGGTCCAGCGGTTTAGACGAGGACCAGACCAGCTATCTTGATTTCGAGGTGTTTGGACGGTCGTTCAAGACCGTGGAGAACGACGAAACCGGCTTGCACATCGAGAATGTGAGTCCGATTGACATTCTCGCCCATCGTGATCCGGTGACAGGACGGCTTGATGCGGCATTGCGCCGGTATCGTGACGTTGACGATTACGATTTCATGAGCACTGTCGGCTGGCGCCTGTACCTGCCTGACCGCACTTACACGATCGACACGAACTATCATGTGCGTTCCGTGGTTGAGAATCCGCTTGGAATAGTGCCGGTGGTTCCGGCCTACCGCAATCCGCGCACCACGATTCCCTTGCATAAGACGTGGCCGCGCCTACGCGGTACCAGTGCGCTCACCGATGTCATCGACCTGACCGATGCGTGCGCACGAGATCTGACGAATGCGCAGGTGGCTCAGGAGACCCATGCCGTCCCACAGCGTGGTGTGCTTGGCGCGACCAAGGGCGACTTCGTGGACGATGAAGGCAAGCCTTTGACCACGTGGGAAGCGTATTTCGGCAGGATTTGGGCTTTAGGCAATCCGAATGCGAAAACTTTCGAGTTTTCCAGCTCAAGCATGGAGAATTTCGAACGCATGGTGAACCTTTACGCTCGCTTGTCGAGCGGTGTCACCGGTTTGCCTCCGAACTATTTCGGCTTGGCCGCCGATGATGCCGCATCAGCAGATGCGATTCGATCGCGTGAAGCGAAGCTCGTGAAGAGCATCGAACGCGATCAGCGGACATTGGGACGGCAGGCGGTGCAGACATGCCGTCTTGTCGCCGGATTGCTGCGTGGCGAGAAAGCCATGAGCGCCTTCGACGACGCCGATGCGCTCTGGTATGACGCTGGCACGCCAACCGTGGCACAGCGAGCCGATGCGGTGACGAAACTGTTTGCGACGGCCGACCCGACGGGCAGGCCTCTCATGCCTCGCGAGATGGCATGGGAGGAGCTTGGATGGGGGCCGGAGAAGATCGCGCGCGCGAAGAAGCTGCTTGAATCCGACGAGGAAGGCTGGATGCAGGGCTACGTGAAACCGGAGGTGTCCGATGGCTTACGGTCAGACGTTGCCGACGGCGGCACGACGGCAGGCGAGCGATCTGAGACGGCGCAGCAATCGTCTGGCCGTCCGGCTGGCGGCGATATGGCGGCGTGACGCTTCCGATGATTTCGGCGAATCATATGCTTCCTGCATGCCCGAAATGTTCCGCCTGTTGGATTCGGCGCAGTTGCAGACGGCACGTGAGGCGATGACGGCCACGCCTTTGGCGATGGCGTCATTGGATGGCGTGGACAGATTGCCGGAGTACGCGGTGGATCCACGCCAGTGGGTCGGTGTGAATGGAAACGGCATGAACACGATCGACGTCATGTGGGGTGCTGTCGTCAAAGGAAAACGTGTCGTTTCCAGCGTCGGCTCGACGGACATCGCGCTCCATGTCATCGAAATGGAATTGGTTCAACGCTCTCGAACGCTGCTTGCTGATACGCAACGTTCGGCCGCGATGGTGGCAGGACGAAGCCGATATGTGCATTGCGGTTACGTGCGTGGATTGACTCCGCCAAGTTGCGGCAGGTGCGTTGTCCTGGCTGGACGACCGTGCGGCAGCGAACCCTTCGAAAGACATCCGAACTGCGATTGCATCGCCATACCGACATCCAAAACGCCGAACACTGCCGTCACGAGCGCCAACGAATACCTTGACGGCCTGTCCGACGGTCAGCTGGCGAAGACGCTTGGCAGCAGGGCGAACGCCCGTGCGTGGAAGGACGGCGCCGACCTGAACCAGCTCGTCAACGCCTATCGGCGTTCCGGAAGCGTGTCGGCAGCGCAACTGTATGGGCGCAACGTCAAGTACACGACGGAAGGCATGACCAAACGCGGCCTCGCATCATCTCGCATGATAAGCGCCGGATACGCGAAGGATTACGTGAAAAAGGGTGGACGTTACACGAAGGTTGACCGTCCACGTCTCATGCCCGAAACGATTTACGACATTTGCGCGCGGACCGGCAAGGATCCACGTCAGATGCTTTACGACTACGGCTGGATACTCTAGCCGACCAGATTTTTCAAGACCGCAGGCCGGGCAATCCGCTTGCGGCGGAAAACAACCGCAACGGAAGGACAACAACATATGGCTGACGCAGCAGCAACAGCAACCGCTGATTCGGCATCGAACACGACCAACACAACTGTCGGCTCGCCGGTATCCGGAGACTCGAACGTCTCTGCGGCGTCGCAGTCTACGCAGGCAACCGCGACTCGCGCTCAGGCCGAAGAAGCATTGCAGAATCTTGTCAACGACGCTCCCGCAACGGAAGAGCCGAAGACCAGCGAAGAACTGCAGCAGTCCGAACCGGACCAGGAAACCACTGAAACGGGAACCACCGGCGAGGAAATCGAAGGCGAAGCCGAACTCGGGGACAAAGGCAAGAAAGCCCTGAACCGCATGAAGGCCGCAGTGAAAGCCTCAAAGCACGAGGCCGAAACGCTGAAAGCCAAGATCTCCGAATTGGAAACACGGATATTCAACGCAAACGTCGAAAAGGCCGCAACCGGCAAACTCCAACATCCTGAGCTCGCAACGAGACTCGTGGAAGGAGTGGACGCCAAAAGCGACCAGAAGGCCATAGACAAGGCCATCGACGCCATACTGCGCGAATATCCGGATTTAGGCGTTCCCGCGCAGACGGAGCCAGCTGATGGTTCGCTGCAGCAACTGTTCGATGCGAAGCCAGCCACGCATGAGGGCGAATCGAGGACAAGCGCGAACGCCGCGGTGTTCGGCTCGCAGCTCGCGGCCCTCGGCCTCTAAAACATATTTCAACGATCCTTTAAGGAGGAAACCATGACCGCGCTCGATCTGAGCCGTTCCACCTCCGGCGTCTACCTGACGCCGGAACAGTCCAATGAGATTTGGACTGGTGTTTTCAAACAGTCCGCCGTCACCCAGCTCGCAACCGGGGTGAAACTGCCCGGTTCCGGCATGGAATACGATACTCTTGGCGACATGTCGGCCGCAAAATGGGTTGGAGAGACCGACGAGAAGCCAGTCGACAAGCCGACCATCGGTTCCCGCGTCATGAAGCCGTTCAAGGTCGCCAAGATCGTCCCGGTTTCCGAAGAGTTCGTCCGCGACAAGAGCGCCCTGTGGTCGAGAATCAAAGAAAAGGCGGCTCAGAGCATCGCCCAGACAATCGACCAGACCTTTCTCACCGGTCTGATTACCGCTCCGTCCACCGAGAACATGGACACGTTGAAGGACGCTCAGACCGTCAGCATCGGCTCCGGCAAGTACGCCGATTTCGCCAAAATCGCCACCACCGTCCTCACGAACGATGGCGACCTTAACGGCATCGCCCTGTCTCCGCACGGCCTGGCGAAAGTCCTGGAAGCCACTGACGCAAACGACCATCCACTGCTGGTGCCGAGCCAGTCAACCGAAATCGGCACACTGTTCGGCGCCAGGGTCGTGAAGTCCCCCTGGGGGCACGTGCCGGAAATCAAGGCGGATACCACGCACAACATTTCCGCGGCGAAAGAGGTGTTCGGCGTCGCAGGAGACTGGACTTACGCCATGTATGGCACCGTGGAGGGAATCAAGATGAAGATTTCCGATCAGGCGACCATCAATGATGGCGGCACACAGATCAACCTTTGGCAGCGCAACATGATCGCATTCCTGGTAGAGGCGGAAATCGGCTTCATTGTGCGCGACAAGAAGAAGTTCGCGGTCATCACCGCCTGAACGGCAGGATGCCACCATGACAGCCTCTGTTGACGATGTCGCGAAACAGCTCGGACGGCAGGTGACGGATCCGCTTGAGGTCAATCAGCTCACGTCGTGGATCGAGCTTGCCGAAATCGCGATCCGCAAACGGTATCCGAATCTCGACCAGATCATTATTGGCGGTAGGCTCGCGCAGCGCACCGTTGATCTGGTTGAGGCTCTGGCCGTCGCACGGTATGCCCGCAATCCGGAAGCGGCGACATCCAAAAGCACAAGAATTGATGACTATCAGGAAACAGTGGGTACCACGAACAGCGTGCCGACGATCACATTGCTGGACAGTGAGTGGGAGCTTTTGGAACCGTCCGGCTATGGCGCTTCCGGCGCTTTCACGATAGCCCCCGTTGGAAGGCGCCGCCTATGCTGACGCCATCCGTGTTGGAGCGTGCGCGCGGGAACGCTGAATCGCTCATGACCGACGAATGCACCGTCACGCGTCCAGGCGAGGCCGTCACCGACCCCGCCACGGGCGTCGTGAAGCCGGCATCCACGCAGGTGTATGCGGGCCGCTGCAAGGTGCAGACCTCCGGCGGCCTCGCATCCGAGAACGTGGAAGGCAGTGCGGCACAGTCGATGGGCGCCGTCTCATTGGTCTGGTCGCTGTACATCCACTTCCCGTTCGGGACCAGCCTGCGCAACGGCGATCTTGTCACGGTCACGAAGTCGGCGAATCCGGAACTGGTGGGCCGTCGCTATCGCATGATTTCCCCCCAATCGGAGAAGTCGTGGGCGACGGCCTGCCGCTGGAACGTGAAGGAGGACGCATGAGCGTCGCAAGTCTGTTCGACGCGTCCGAACTGACAGCCTTCGGAGACCGACTGCTCGCCAAAGGCGTGGCCAGACGCGCGGCCATCACCATGGCCGTGAAGAAAGGCGCGCAGAACGTCAAGAACGATCTGCGCGAAGACCTCTCCGGCTCCGGCAACAAGGCGTTCCGGCGCATACCCATCACCTACGAGGTGAAGGCGACGCCCGGACGCATCACGGCCGAGATCGGCCCGTCGAAGGGCGGCGCCGGCAGTCTCGCCAACATCGCCTTCTTCGGCACCGCAAAAGGCGGTGGAACGCACGAATTCTACGAGCATGGCGAGGACGAGTTGCCGCGTCTCGCCGAACACGTCGCCAAAGCGGCCGTGGAGGTGGTCTGAATGACCTCGATCATGACATTGACCGACACGATTCTTGACCACGTCCCACAGCCAGCCGAAGGCTGGGCCGTGTACCGTCAGACGGCTCCGAAACCGACCGACAAGCCGCCGTGGATCATCGAGACCGTCACGACGAACGGCCATCTGGTCGGCGAGACGCAACGGCCGCATGGCGGCATCGGCACGCTGCAGGTGCGCATCGTCAGCACCACGGCCGACTCGGTCAACGTGGTCGCCGACGACCTCATGATCCCGCGGCTGACCGGCAAGCGGTTCGTAGCCAAGGGCTTCGATACCGGCTGCCTCACCATCTCGTCCGACAGTGGCGCGTACGCGGCCGGACTCACCGCCGAGGAGACGAGCCTGCTTTACCAGTGCCGCCTGCTCGTCTACAAATTCAACTGGTCACGCCTGTGACCGCCAAACATTCCCACCCCTTGCGGCCGAAGCCGTAAGGGGTTTAATCATAAGGAGCTAAAAATGGTCCTCAATCTGGGAACCGAAATCCCGTCCACGCCAGCGGACGGAAAGGTCAACACCATCTGGGTGCCGTCCGTCAAGGACATCAACCATCCAACTGCGTCCGAAATCTCCAACGGCACCGACCTGTCAAACTACGTGACATTGGGCGGTTGGTCCTGCTCTCCAAGCCAGGACACGATCAGCGACCAGCGCGAGAACAGCTCGATGGACTACGAGAACCCAGGCAGGAAGAAGATCAGCGGCCCGTCCGTCGAGGTCATCGATAACACCAACACCGAGCACGCCAACCAGAACGCCGCCATGGACACTCTCAAGGAGGGCGCCGAAGGCTATTTCGTCCGCCGCTACGGCAAGGACACCGATCGCGCTTTCGTGTCCGGCGACATCGTCAACGTGTACAGCGTGCGCATCGGCATGAGCGCCAAGGACGCGATCGCCGCGAACACCGTCCTCCGCAGCAAGGTCAACTTCACCGTCAAGGCCCCCGGTTGGGCCGAGAACGTGAAGGTCGCCTGATCCCAGATTCTTCCCGCGCCGGATTTTTCGTCCCTTTCGCCGGTGCGGGAACCCCTTGACAAGACATGGCAAAGGGAACGACACTCTCAGCGCAAAGGAACGAACATGCTCAAAGTGACACGCAAGACCAAGCAGGTCGAAATCATCCTCGACCAGGAACTTGCCGAACGCATCGCCGCGCTCGGAGACCAGCTCTCCCGCGAACTGACCGCCGAACAGGTCACCGAAGCCGGAACCAACACCGCGGCAAAACGCACCGCGAAACGCATCGAAGAACTCAAAGAACAAGCCAAAGACAGCACACTCATCCTGACCCTGCGCGCCATGCCGGTCAGCAAGTGGGCGCAGACGCTCGCCGCGAACACCGTCACCGCCGGCAACGCCGCGGGCACGCGCGACATGTTCGGCACCGCGGCCGACGCCCTGCCGCAGATGCTCGAATCCGCCACCATCGGAGGCAAGCCCGCTGATCCCGCCGACCTCACCAAGGACGCGCTCCGCGACCTCTTCGACCAGCTCACCGACGGCCAATTCACGCCGCTCTGGCAGGCCATCGCCGAACTCAACGGGACGGCCGCCGACCCAAAAGCCGCGTTCGACCTAGCCTCGAAAGTTCTCCGCAGCTAGTCCGAGACCTCAAACTCTGCCGCCAGCTCGGCATCAGCTACAAACGCTTCCTCGGCTGGGAACCCACATACGAGACCATCCGCGACAACCACCGACGCATCATCGGCTACCGTCCGGAACCCGAATGGGACGAGACGGAGCGCGAATGGATGCGCGCGCTCGCCGATTACGAGAGCACGCTGTGTCCGCTGTGCGGCCTGCCTCGGAGCGTCTGCCAGACGCCGGAGGCCGAATTCGGCCTGCACTCGGACGTGGGCATCTGCTGGGCGACCGCGCATATGCAGGAATCCATGCGCCAATGGCAGGACTCGAACAAGACCAGTCCGGCGCGCAACGCGCTGGTGGCGCACCTCACCGACTGACCATCTCAAGGAGGACAAATGGCCGCGAACCAGAACATCGTCATCCGATTGATGGCAGACACAGCCTCATATGAGGCGGCGATGACCCGCGCCGGAAGCACTGCGAGAACAGTCGCTTCTGGCATGGAGAATACCGGGCGCAAGTCCGCGCTTATCGCCAGCGGTATGACCGCAGCAGGTTTGGCCGTGGCCGCTTTCGGTGTGGCCGCAGTCAAGATGGCCGCAGACTTCGACCAGCAGATGAGCACCGTCCAGGCGAACACCGGCGCGACCAGCGCCCAAATGGACCAGCTGCGTGCCGCCGCCATCGAAGCCGGAGCTTCCACGGTTTATTCCGCTTCGGATTCCGCCGACGCGATCAATGATCTCGGCAAGGCCGGCATGAGCGTCACGGATATTCTCACTGGCGGTTTGTCTGGCGCTTTGAATTTGGCCGCGTCCGATGGAATGGCCGTGGGGGATGCCGCCGAATACATGGCCAACGCGTTGAGCATGTTCCACCTGAAGGGGTCTCAGGCTTCCCAAGTGGCCGATACCCTGGCGGCTGGCGCCGGCAAGGCCGTCGGCAATGTCTCCGATTTCGGCGAGGCGTTGAACAATTGCGGCGCGCAGGCGAACAGTTTCGGCATGAACGTGCAGGAGACCACCGGCGTTCTGGCGCTTTTCGCCCAGAACGGCACCATCGGCGCCGAAGCCGGCACCCAGCTGAACAGCATGCTGATGAAGCTGGCCGCGCCGTCCGCCGAAGCGTCCAATACAATGAAGGAATTGGGCATCAGCGCATATGACGCTCAACATCATTTCGTCGGCATGGCGAACTTCGCCGGCCAATTGCAGAAGGCCGAAAAAGGCTTGACCGACGAGCAGCGCAACCAGGCGAACGCGACAATTTTCGGCAGCTATGCCATCAAGGCCGCGAATTATCTTTACGAGGCGGGCGAATCCGGCGTCAACAAGTGGACGAAGGCCGTATCCGAAAGCGGCTACGCCGCCGAGCAGGCCGCCGCGAAGAACAACAATCTCAAGGGTGATCTGGAGAATCTTGGCGGTTCGATGGAATCCTTGATGATTTCCGTCGGCGAGGGCGCTCAGGGGCCTTTGCGCAAGATGGTGCAGGGCTTGGATACGCTGGTTGACGCGTTCGCCGGTTTGCCATCCGGAGCGCAGCAGACGCTCGTGGTCATGGCGTCTCTGGCCGGCGTATTCGGCGCGGTGCATAAGGCCGCAGGCAATCTCAACGGCAGCGCCAGCACCATGGCCAACAACATCGGTCTGGCCATCGACCCGATCCAACGCGTCAAAACCGCTTTGGCTTCCGCGCAGACCGCCTTCCAGATGTTCCGCGCGAGCGGTCAGAGCGCGCAAGAGCAGTTGGAATCGTTCGGCACTGCGGAGGATTCCGCCACGCTCCGATCCAAGGGGTTCCACACTGTTGCCGACGGACTCATCTCGCTTATGGGAGGTCCGTGGGGCATCGCCCTGGGCATTGCCACGACGGCGCTCACCGGTTTCATGACGGCCGCGCAGAATACCAAGCAGGCGGTGCAGGAAGTGCAGTCAGCCGCAGCCAATGGAGCCAGCGCTATCCACGAGGCGCTGGTCAACCAGCTGCAGAATATGGATGTCGGCACCTTCCATGGCGAACCTGGATGGCTCAGTGCGATCGAGCAGGGCATCACCGGATCGAAGAAGCTGACCGACGTGATGAGCGAGGCCGGCATCAGCATCACCACCATGACCAAGGCCGCCGAAGGCAACAAGACGGCCATCAAGCAGGTCAACTCGGCGGCGGACAAGCTCGGCTCCAGCCTTGGCAGCGGGTCACATAAGGCCACCGCGCTGCGCGACGGCCTTTCCGCCCTGACCACCGCCTACCAGCAGGGCACGAAAGGCGCTAAGGACAAGTCCAAGGCGTTGGACGAACTCGATGGCAAAACCAATAGCGCGGCGAAATCCACGAAGGATGAGGCCAGCGCGAACAAAGAGCTTGGCTCTTCCGCTTCGGACGCGTCAAGCCAAATCGATGATCTTGTCCAGGCGTTGTTTGGTTTGGAGTCGGGCAATCTGACTGCGGACCAGGCGGTCGACCAACTGAATCAGAAGATCGGCGAACTGTCCGACACCTGCAAGGATAATGGCGTCGTCTTCGACCAGAACGGCAACCTGCTTGACAGGTTTTCAGAGCAGGGCACCAAGACCAAGCAGGCGTTGGAGGACATCGCCAGCAGCGCCCAGAACGCTGCGGAAAAGATTCTCAAGCAGGGCGAGAGCACCGGTTTCAGCAGCGGCGAGATCGAGCGTGCGAACGGCGTGCTGCAGGACGCTCGTGACGCGATCATCCGGCAGGCCGAAGCCTCCGGCATGAGCGAACAGGCCGCTAACGCCTTGGCAGACCGTTGGGGACTGAGTTCAGACAGCATCAAGGCTTCCATCGACAACATCAAGAAGACCGCCGACAACAACAAGGCGAAGCTTGACGTTGACGATTCCAAGGCCAAGAAGAAGACCAAGACCGCCGAGACCAACGTCGACAAATTCAATAAGAAGATCGCCAAGGCCAAGCTCGAAGCCGAAGACAAGAAGGTCACCGCCAGCGCCAAGAAGGCGCAGAAGATGATGCAGGCCTTCAACAAGACCTACGTCAAGGCCACACTGGATGCGACCGACAAGGCGTCCAAGAAATCCAAGACCGCCTCCGCGAACGTCAACAAGTTCAACGGCAAGAAAGCCACAGCCAAGCTCGACGCGAAGGACAACGCCTCGCCGAAGGTCGACAAGGCCAACTCCAAGAAGCTGACCAACAAGCGCAACACGCTCAACTCGACCGACATCGCGTCGCAGATAGTGAAACGTGCGAACGCGCAGAAGCTGGCGAACAAGAAGAACACCTTGGATTCGACCGACAAGGCCGGACCGAAGGTCGATGCCGTCAACGCGAAGAAGCTCAAGGACAAGAAGTCCACAGCCTCGGTCAACGACCAGGCCACGCCGGTGCTCCAGTCCATCAACGACTTCAAAATCGCCGACAAGTCATTCACCGTGACGGAACACACGAAGAGGGACGGCGGATACACGGGCGGCATGTTCACCGACGGCACGTTCCAGCATTTCGCCGGAGGTGGCATGTTTTCGGGCTATGTGGACCCCGCGTGGGCGCCTGGCAACGGCCTCAGCGACAGCGTCTACCTGCTCAACGCCCGCCTCGCCGCGGGGGAGTACACGCACCGTGCCGCCGCGGTCGACTATTACGGCCTGGAAACGATGCGCGCCATCAACGAGCTGCGCGTCCCGCGCGAAGCATTCAGCACCTCGCGCGACATGCCGATCGTCGTCAAGGTCGAAATGCCCGCCGACGCGGGAGCCACCACCGTCAACATGCCGATGAAAATCGTCACCACGCAACAGCCAAGCGTGACAGGCACCATCATCGGCCGCACCGCCAGCGCGGCAGTAAGGAGCGCTCGCTGATGTCCGACGTGACACTCACCGCCAACGGCTCGGCCGTCACCCTCCACGGCGACGGCGACTGGCAGGGGCACGGCATCGCGCTGACCGGCATCACCGGATGGTACGCGACGCCGGACCCTAAGATCACCGTCACCGCCAGGGGACAGGGGGACGGCGGCCACGACATCGCCGAATCCGACATCCTCTACGCGGCGCGCGTCGTGACCGTCGGCTACCGCGTCCTCGCCGGAGACCGGCAGGAGGCGCTCGACCTGCTCGCCCAACTCGACCGGGCCGTCCATGGCCTCGTCACCTGCCGTGTCACCGACCAGGGGCAGGACACGCAATGCGTCGGCGGCTACTACAGCAGGAGCCTCGAGCAGAAGATCCAGAATCCCCTCTGGCAGAACCTCAGCGGCGACATCACGCTCGTGTTCGAGCGGCCGGAGCGAGTCGCGGCCGAAGCTCGCCGGATCCAGCTCACCGCCCAACACGTCAGCATGGCAGGCGGCGGCCTCAACTACGGCGCCAACCGCACGGGACTCAGATACCCGCTCTCATACGGACTCAAGGCCGAAGGCTCCGGCACCAACGTCGGCGTCCTTACCAACCAGGGATCCATCCGCGCCTATCCCGTCTTCACCGTCAACGGGCCCATGCCAGACGGCGTGAGACTCGACTTCCCCGGACTCCAACAGTCCATCCACTGCACACAGCCCGTCAACGACGTGCCACTCGTCCTCGACACGCGCACACGCACCGCCTCGATCGGAGGACAGGACGTGAGCCGAACGCTCGACGAACGCGGATTCCCCACCGTCCCAGCAGACGGATCCATCAACGTCGTCCTGAGCAGCCTCGGCGGCGGATTCGTCGACTGCGCGGTACGTGACACATACATGTAAGGAGTAGCAATGAGCACTGTTGCATTGGGCATCGCACCGAACACCAGCAACATCGGCGTGACACCGCTCGTCCACCGTCGAATCCTCGGCGCCCAGTTCGCCAACTGCGGCATCATCGACGGGTTGAACGTCACCGGCAGGAACGACCTGCGGTACAACGTCGGCGCGGGAGTGGCCGTCTGCTCGCGTGGTGACAGCGACGGCAAGACCATCGCCTACCACGAGGGAGGCCAGACCCCGGCCGTGTCCGCCGGAGACCCATCAAACCCGCGCGTCGACATCGTCTGGATCTGCGCGCACAACCAGCTCGAATACAAGGATTCCGACAATTACGTCACCCTAGGCGTCACCCAAGGCACGCCAAGCGCGAACCCGGCCGAACCGACGATACCCGCCGGCTGCACCATGCTCCGCAAGATGCGCATGCCGGCCGGCGCGACCTCGACGGCCAGCGCCACCCAGATGTGGACGCCGGACTACGCCCTACCATACGGCTCCAGTCTCGGAAAACTCGGCGAGAACTGGGACCGTCGTGACATGACGGGCGATCCGACCGTCAAAAAATACTATTTCGAACAGCCCATCGACTTCACCCTGCCGACCGACAGGATGGTCGAATTCCAGTTCAAAACCAATCTGAGCTCCGCCGGCGCGACCTCCTGGAGCGACATGTCGCACCGGTGCGAATGGGCCATCGGATTCCAGCTCGACGGCAAGGACCTCGACCACTCCTGCGCCAACTTCGTCAGCTACGGCGCATGGCAGACACATGAGACCTCTTATATCGCCGCCGTGGCCGCAGGACGGCACACGGCAAGGCTGCGCACGTGGCTCCAAAACGGATCCGCACCCGTCTTCCACTACAACCCATCACAGGACAACAAGGACGCCCTCTGGTGCGGCCGCCGCTTCATCATCTGGGACAGAGGACCAGTCATATGAGCTGGCACGCCTACCTCTACGACACCCAAACCGGCCAGCTCGCGCAGGAAATCGACATCCCCAGCTTCTCCTGGTCCATGACCGTATCCGACTGCTCATTCACCACCACCAAAGACAAAGGACTCGGAGACGACACCATCAGCGGCCTCGAACTCCCATGGACCGAAATCCCCGGCGAAACCCCGGCCGCCCGCGCATCGGCACTCCAACCATACAAACGCGGACTCGCACTCTTCTGGCGCTCGCCGATGGACGACCCGTCCTCATTGGGCACGCCGATTCTGGCCGGCGCGCTGGGTGTGCGCACGTCAAGCTGGCATGACGTCAGCGTGCCGGTCATCAGCATGTTCGGCATGCTCGAGGACCGGTATCTCGTCCACGAGGGGGCGTTCGGCACTGGCGCGAACCACACCAGCACGCAGAAATACCGGTTCGGGAACCTCAGCTGGCGCGCGTTGGCGTGCGAGGTGATCCGCCAATGCACCGAGACGAAGCCTGGCGGCTCGTTGCCGATCGACCTGCCTTATCTCAACGAGGTCGGCACGCACAGTCTGCCGTCCGACGGCGCGACGGAGGACAAGACCGCGGCCAAGACCAAATCCAAGAGACGCGAGACCTTGGCCGATGGCTACGTCGAGACCGTGGTGGACGGCGACACCAGCACCATCACTGAACAGCACGTGTCGAAGCGGACCAAGCAGGTCGCCGAAACCAAGCCGTACAGTTACCAGACGCGCAAGGGGACAGTGACCAAGCAGCATACGACGACCAAGACCATCACCACCAAGAAGACCACCGTCACCAAGAAGACCGTCACCAAAAACCACGCCGACTACTCGGAGCGGACCGTGACCACCACCACCGTGGTGTTCTCGTTCGACGCGGACGGCAAGCAGACCGGCAGCACCACCGCCACGGACGGCCCGCACAAAACCATCCTGCCGCGCCAGACCGTCGCGGAATACCAGGACTCGAACATCGGCAGCCACAAGTGCTCGGACATCCTCAAGAACATCGCCGACGCGGACGGCGGCCCCGACATGCAATTCAGGCCGTACCTGGCGGATTCGCAGCACATCCGCTTCCGTTTCCTCGCCGGCAGCGACGGAGACGTCCACCTCAACCAGGACAGGCGGCTCAGCCTCTCCTGCCATCCGCAGGGCGGCACCCTCGAGAACATCAAGATCGACAGGTGCGCGCCCATCATGCGCGTCTACGCCACGGGATCCGGCGCGGACAGTGGCACCATGTGCGCTTTGGCCGAAGACCTCTCCCTGACCAGACGTGAGGACCCATGGCCATTGCGCGAGACCACGCTCAGCGCGTCGGACGCGAAGACCTGGGAACTGCTCTCCTCGGCAGCGAACGCCGCGATGCTCGCCAACCGGCGGCCGCTCTGCCAACTGTCCGGCGAGATGGACGCCAACGACGTGGATGCCAACGGACTGCCATTGCATCCGCTCGGCAGCTTCTGGCCGGGGGAGACCTTCGACGTCGCCATCGACGGATTCCCCGACTGGCCGGACGGCGTCACCACCATGAGGCTCATGCAGATGAGCGGAGACCAGACCGGCAAGGTCACCCTCAAATTCGACCCGATCGCCGAACCATTCGACTAAGGAGGCACCATGGCCAGTCACATGGAGATCAGACCGGCCGACGACTCCCTCGCACTTGCCCTGGCCAGCGCCGCATACGCCAAGGCCGGCTCGCATTCGACCTGCCTGACCGGCACCATCGCCGTGGACAACGGCGACGGCACGCAGACATGGCTCGGAGGCGGAGTGGCCGAGCCCATGCCCGGCGTCGGCGGCCTCATCCCGTTCGTCGGGGACACGACCCCTCCCGGCCGTCCGATCGGCGTGTCCGCCACATCCTCATTGGAGGTCGCGTGCGCCAGATGGGACGGCGAGCTCGAAGGCGGCATCCCCGCCGACTTCGACCACGTGGAGCTCTTCGCGAAGCCTGACAGCACGGGGAAGACCATCGACCTTGGCGCGCTGCGCGGCAGGGGGGAGATCACCACCGGCATCCTGCCGGTCGGCGATGTGGTCGAGATCTGGGCCGTCGCCTACGACTGCGCCCACGACGCCGACGGCCTGCCCGCCCCGAACGCCTCCGAGGAGTCCGACCACGCGACCATCATCATCGCGCCCGTCGTCTCCCAAAAGGACCTTGCCGACAGCGCGTCGGAAATCCTCGCCGCCGCGAAGACGGACACGGACACACAGGTCGGCAAGGTCTCCGACGACCTCGCGCAGGCACGCAAGGACATCGACGCGAACGCCAAAACCTTCACCGGCACCGCCCGCGGAGCCACCATCATCGGATCCGAATTCCGAGACAGCGAGGATCCGTCCTCCGCGCACATCAAATTCAACGCGAGCGGCATGTATCTCGGCACCGGCCTCGCATATTCGGTCTCCACCGGCGTCCTGAGCATCAAAGGCGCGGTGCAGTCCGGAGGCTCAATCTCGGGCGCCACCGTGACCGGCGCCATCGTCCAGACCACTTCGGATGCCAACCGCGGCGTCAAGCTCACCTCCGGCGGTCTCGTCGCCTATGATCCGGCCGGCAACGCCAAATTCACCCTGAAGACCGATGGCAGCGTCAAAATGGATGGTCCCGTCATGACCAACGGCCGCATCACCGCGCCAATCCTCGAAAGCGGCACGATCACCGGCGGCACGATCACCGGCACGAAAATCCAGTCCAGCACCTCGGACAAGGTCGGATTCAAATTGACGGGCGGGGCGCTCGACTTCTGGAACGACCAAGGCGAGAACACCGTCCACCTGAACGGCAAGGCCAACATGCTCGCCGGCAGCTTCGCCACCGCCCTGTCCGGACCTCGATTGGAGATGCGCAACACCACCACCGAAGACGGCAGCGTCTACGGCCTCCTCGAATGCCACGACGCACAGTCAACCGCATGGTACGTCCAAGGCCAATCCCACGGATTCAATACCGACCAGCCGGATCCGGGAGCCTACCGGCGACTCAACATCGGCATCAACCCCGACAACAGCGAGCTCAGCGTCGTCCGCTACAATTCCGGCGCATCCCGCGTCGTCATGGAAGCCGGACGCATCGACGTCAACGGCAGCGACGGCTGGGCGCGTCAGGTCGGCGGCCTCGGCATCTACGTCAACGGCATCCGCATCGACCCCGTCATCTACACCGACCTCAACGACTGGTTCGTCCCAGCGGCCGGATGGACGGCCTACGCCGGCGACAGCGGCAAGGACAACCGCAGCCACATGACCGTCGTGGGCAACACCTGCTACATGCAGCTCGAACTCCAACGCTCGGACCGAAAAAGCGTCACATTCCAGACAGGCGACTACTGGGACATCGGATACTTCAAACAAGGATTCATCCCAAAAATCGGCCTCAACGTCCCATGCATCTTCAACAACGGCCAATACGGCGGCGCATTCGTACCAGGCAACACAGTCCCCAGCACCACCACCGGCATCAACGGCGACGGCAACTACCTCCGCGGCCACCTCCGCGTCGGCATGCGCCAAACCAACGACGCATGGTGGGTCAGCGTATTCATGATGTACACCCTCTAGAAAGGACCAAAAAATGACCGACACCACACAAAACATCCTCGACCTCCGACCACCAAAAGAAAGCATGAAAGCCGAACTCTACCGCCTCGGCCTCCGATACACCTACAGCACCGACAACGGCGAAATCTGGCAAAACGACACCCGCGGCATCCGCGCCACACTCACCAACAACAACCCAGACACCACCACACTCGAAGACATCACCACACACATCACACAAAACATCGCGCTCGCCGACCTGTGGAACGTCACCCGCATCGACACGATGACCGCCTCCGACTGACGAAAGGGACACCGATGGAAATCACAGCGGACGCCAACACCGTCATCGACGACCTCGCACGCCAGCTCGCCGACCTCGCCAAGCAGAACGCCATCCTGCGCGCCCAACTCTCCGAAGCCATGAAAAGGCTCAACGCCACCGAAAACAAGGAGGAACAATGACACAAGTCAAATTCGATCTCGGCAGACTCGCCACGTCAGGAGTCGCCGACCTCGCCAACGAGCCGATCAGCATCACCCCGACCAACCGGTTCACCGCGGCCAACAAGAAGATCATCGTCAACGAGCCGATCGAAACCAACCTCGACACGCACGGCACCACGACCGTCAACCTGCCGCCGACCGGCACCGGATGGGCCTACACCCTGCATGTCGGCGCGAACGGCAGCCGCCACGAATTCGCCGTAACCTTCGACGTGCCGGACACCACCAACGCACTCAACTTCGCCGACCTCGTGACCGTCGACCCGGCCACTCTGATTCCGAACGCGGGGAATCCGCTGTCCGACATCGACCAATCCGACATCGACTGGGCCGTCGATGCCATCAACGCCTGAGCAGGAAGGAACGCAAATGGCAAATGCAGACAAAGTGATCCGTCTGGGCGATTACGTCCGGCTGGAACGCGCGCAGAAGTCCAAGGACGGCGCAAATTTCAAATACGACGCGTCGACGGGACGTGTGACCAACCTCGCGGAATACTTCGCGGCACACGCGGATCCGAACATCTATACCGTCCGGTTCCCGCTCTGGACCACGTCCAACAGCACGCAGGGCGTGAAACTCGACGACAACGCCGGATTGTCCATCGTCCCGTCCACCAACACCGTGAGCGGCCGCGACGACTACCGCTCGTTCCCCGCGTTCCGCGTGTGGGACGTCAACGGAGGCGTCGACGACGCCGGCAAGCCGTTTGTCACGGCCATCAAGGACAAGGCCGGCACCTGGTCCGCCGACGGCTCGCACGGCGAAGCGCTCGTCATGACCGCCACCGGCTTCTACCGCCTGCAGCTCGACGCCCAGTACATGACCATCAGCTACAGCGGCATCCAATACGACGGATTCGTGCCCATGCCCGGTGCCATGCTCCCAGACGGTTCGCTCCGCCCGTGCATGCTGTTCGCGAAGTACCGCGCATGGTGCGACGGCTCCGGCGTCCCGCACTCCATCACCGGCAAGCAGACGTCCACCGCCTTCGGCTCACAGAACGGATGCATCGACCAGGCGGCCAAGAAAGGCAAGGGCTGGAGCGGCAAGACCGTGGCCGACACCTGGTACATCCAGCTCATGCACCTGCTCAAATACGCCGACCGCAACATCGAGACCACCCTCGGCGGCGACTTCAGCGGCAACGGCCAGATCACCATCAGCAAGGCCGAAGCCAACGTCACCCGAGCGCTCGTCAAGACGACCGACGCCCAATACATCGATGTCGGCTCCTACGTTTCCGTCGGCTCGGGCACCGACCGTGGAGACCCGAAGGTAGGAGAGGCGGCATCCTGGCGGAAGGTCCTGTCCAAGACCGTCGTGGACTCCGCAACCACCGCCATCAACGTGGCCGGCGACAAATTCACGACCACCACCGCCATGCACGTCACCCAGATGCCATGGCCGACCGGCGCCACCGACGGCGTGCTCGGCACCGACGGATACGCCACCGACGCGATACCGCGCAGCCACCAGCCAATCCGCATCCAGGGCATCGAGATCTTCACCGGCGTCTACGAAGTCGAGGCCGACGTCATCCTCAACAACGTCAAGGACTCCGACACCGCCGGCCACACCGAGATCTGGAAGGTCTTCGACGTGACCAAGGCGTCCAAGTCGGCCATCACCTCCGACTACGTCCACCTCGGCGATTTCCCGTCCGTCACCGACAAGACCAACAACAACTGGTTGTACGCCAAGGGCTTCACCTTCTCCCACGGCATGACCATCCCGACCGAGTGGGGAGGCACCAGCACCAGCGGCCTGTCCGACGCGACGCTCATCAACCCGATCAGCAATCCCGGACTCCACGAGCTCCGCCGCGGCGGCGATCTCAGCGACGGTTTGCTCTGCGGCCTGTTCTGCTCGCTCTGCTGGGGCACGCTCTCGAGCGCGTGGTGGGACTTCGGCGGCCGCCTATCCACCCTCGGCCGGACGAGGGCGTAGCCCGAATCCGGTGGGGGTGAGCGAAGCGAGGGGGCGACGCCCCCTCCACTCGCCCCGCCGAACCATCAGGGGATTCGTGACGACACCACCGGAGGTTCCATCCGTCTCCGCTCCACCGCGGCGGCAATCTCAACGACGGTTCGCACTGCGGCCTGTTCTGCTCGAACTGCAGGAACACGCTCTCGAACACGTGGTGGAACTACGGCGGCCGCCCATGAGGACACAAAAAACCATTCCGTCACGACTACCTCCCGCACGGGAAGCGAGGAGGCACAGCCCCGGCCAGTTCCGAAAATCAAACCGAGAAGGCGGCCGGTAGACACATCGAAAGCCGCCCATTGTCCCCATAGCTTGAAAAGGACACGAAAATCAAAACCTACTGCAAACACGTGCCGGTCACCGATCCGGCGTTCGTCCGGGAATGCATCGACGCCTGCCTCAAAGGTAAGGGACACCGGAGGGACGCCAGACGATTTATCGAACGCCATCCGGACCTCGACCGATTCGCCCGCGAGGTCGCCGACGACATCCGCACCGGCGAATTCCACCTCCCGCCCATCACATACCACCGGCACGTCGAGCCCATCAGCGGCAAGGTCAGGATCATCGGCAGGGAGACCATCGAGCATCAGATCCACGACTACGTCGCGGCCCGCGCGCTCATGCCGCTGTTCCACGCGAAGATAGGACGCTGGCAGACCGCCAGCATCCCGGGCCGTGGCATCAACGACGCACGCAAGGCCATCAGAAAATGGGTGAAGGAACGCGACAGCAGGGTCTTCGTCAAACTCGACGTCGTCAAATGCTATCCGTCGATCGACCGTGCCGTGCTCAAAACGATGCTCGCCCATGACGTCGGCGACAGGCGTCTTCTGCGACTCGTCTTCACACTCGTCGACCAATACCGCGGAGACCGCGGCCTGAACATAGGCTCGTACCTCTCGCAATGGCTCGCGAACTATTACCTTTCCGCGGCATGGCATTACGCCGAGGGATCTCTCTCCGCCGTCAGACGAAGCCGCAGGAGGCAAGGCGAGGAGATACGGCGCCGTCTCGTCACCCACATGCTGTTCTATGCCGACGACATACTGCTCATCGGCCGGTCGAAACGCGACCTGACCATCGCGGTCAAACGCCTCCGAGGATTTTTGCGTGACCGGCTGCATCTCGAGATCCACCCGACCTGGAACGTCAAACACATCGGAGTGGAGCCGATAGACATGGTCGGCTACACGTTCCGTCCAGGACGCACCGGAGTCAGACCGGCCATATTCCTCCGAGCCGAACGCGCCTACTCCCGCGCAGCGAAACGTCCGATGACCATGGCCATGGCGCGCAAATGCATCAGCTACTACGGATGGCTCTACCACTCCGACAGCGTGGCGTTCCGCCGCCGCCACGACATCGACAGGATTTTCCACCAGGCGAGACACGTGGTCTCCGCCACCAACAAAGGAAGGACAACACAATGATCCAGAAGGTATCATCCTCCGAACAATTGCAGGAGCTCGACTACCACGCCCGAGGAGACGGAACGGCCGACATCCGCATCCGCAAGAACATCAAGCAGGTCGACCACGAGGCCACCGACCAGATGCCGGCATGGAGCGAATGGACCGCCATCGAATCCTACCAGGTGCTCCCATTGCAGGAGCAGGAGGCCATCGAGCAGGCCGACATGCTCTTCGAAGGCGACGTCACCAGCTCCCAGCCGGTGCTCGACCGAATCACGGCGCTGGAACAGTCCTCACTGGACAACGCCCAGCTTTTGGCCGACCTCCTCGCCGACGATTCCACAGATGACTCCACCGATGATTCCGCAGATAACTCGGCCAACCACACGCCGTCCGACACCGATGTGGCCGATGACAAGACCACCACCGGCCACATCGATTCCGTCGACACAGACAAATCCGGAAAGGAGGAGTGACCATGGCCAAAGTCAACCGCGCGGCAGCCGTCCGCATGTATGTCAGACTCGTCAAGGCCGGACGCATGGAATTGGACGAAGTGCCCGAGAAATACCGAGACGATGTGCAGTCCAAGCTTGACCCCTGGGATGACTGATGCCACCGCTTTTTTCAAGCACGGAATTCTGGACGTCTCTCATCGTTGCCCTGATCGGCGGTGGAGGAGTGGGCGCCATCATCGGCGCCATCTCCGGCAGACGCAAGGACACCGCGGACATCGCCGCGAAGGCTTGCGACATCCTCACCGATTCCGTCATCAAGCCTTTGAGGGAACAGGTCGAGTCGCAGGAGGAGCAGATTCAGCATCTGGAGGTCCAGCAGCGGAAATACTTCGCGCTCACAGCTTACACACGCTCGCTTTTCCATTGGCTCCAACAGTTTTGCGAGATCGTCGAGCCCGACTTCCTTCAGAGGCATCCGAAGCCGCACCTGCCGGACGAGCTGCGCGCCGACGTGGCTCCGGAGACCGTGGAGGGCGAATGACCTTCGTCATCGCCTGGATCGGTCTCGCCGCGCTCGTCCTGCTTTTCAACCGTGGCGCCCACATGTGACGCCGCCATAACCCATGAAACCTCACGTGAAAGCGTGGGGTTTCCCGTTTCTAGAGAAAGGAAATGAATGCGCAAGCACAAGCCTCCGTGGCTCAAACGCTTCCGCCTGGCGGTCACCGGCGTGGTCATGGCCATCACCATGGCCGTGGCGCCAGCCGCGATGGCCGACCTCAACGGCGTCGACATCAGCGGCTATCAGTCGGCGGATATACCGTCCGCCATCTCGGCCGACTTCGTCATCGTCAAGGCCACGCAGGGGCTCTACTGGAGCAACAACAACTACGCCACGCAACTGGCCAACGCCGACCGTACAGGCAAGGAGACCGGTGTCTACCACTTCGCCAACGGTGGTAACGCCACGGCGGAGGCCGACACCTTCGTCAACGCCGTCGCCGGACGCGTCGGACGCTCCATACTCGCCCTCGACTGGGAGCAGTGCCTCGCCTACGGGCGATACGGCTGCGCGACCGCCAACCCAAACTGGGGCAATCCGGCATGGATCCAGATATGGGTGACCCGAGTGCATGACCGCACGCAGGTCTGGCCCATCGTCTACGTCCAGCGCTCCGCGGTCTGGCAGGTCAACACCTGGGTGCGACAGCGGTGCATGCTCTGGGTGGCGCAGTACGCCAACAGTCAGCCGACCGGATACCAGCCCAGCCCATGGAACGGCGGAGCGTCCGGCGAAGGCATGACGCAGTACGCCAGCACCGGCTACATCAACGGGCGCGGCCCGCTCGACCTCAACCGTTTCTACGGCGATCGAACCGCCTGGAAGAAGATTGCCTGCGGCGAACGCGCCGGATGCTCCACCGGGACCGTCACCACGGCCCCACAGGTCAACAAGCCAGCGGAGCAGACGCCGACCGACCTCAACGTGCTGGCCGACAAGGTCATCCACGGAGACTATGGCAACGGCCAGGAGAGAATCAATCGCCTCGGCGGCAACTACAACGCCGTCATGGCGATCGTCAACTCCAAGCTCGGCGGCGGATCCTCCACTCAGACCACCGTGACCCGCACGCCGTCCCGCACCTACGTGGTCCGTTCCGGCGACACCGTGTCGGCCATCGCCGAGCGTACCGGCCTTAAGCCGGCCTCCGCGTGGCGCGTGCCTTCCGGCAACATCAACCGGATCTACGTTGGCCAGACGATCACCTACTACGGCTCCGTCTCCACGACTGCAGCTCCGTCCACGACCTACTACGGCTCCACTCACGTGGTCAGTGCAGGCGAGAGCCTGTGGAAGATCTACGGCACCGGCTGGTATGCCGCGGCTCAGCGCAACGGCATCCGCCCGCCGTACACCATCTACCCAGGCCAGCGGCTCCGCTGACCGGACCCCGGCTCCGCGATTTAACCGTGGAGCCGGTTCACGCAACATTAAAAAGGAGGTGGAAAATGGACGAAAACAACAAGACCAAGCTCGACTATCTGCTGCCGGACAAGGTGTATCAGGCGCTCAAGTGGGTCGCGCTGATCGCCCTTCCGGCCGTCGCCGTGTTCGTGCAGGCGGTCGGCCCCGCTTGGGGTCTGCCGCATATCGACCAGATCGTGACCACGCTCAACGCGTTGAGCGTGCTGGTCGGCGCATTGATCGGCGTGAGCGAGCTTAAAGCCAAGCTCTCACTTGCGGCCTGATTGACCATTTTCCTAACGTCGGGAGAATGGATGCCCCTCTCTCAGCTTCTGCGCTGGGGGAGGGGCTTTTTTGTTATTCGGTCTTGTTTTTGCGTGGGCGTCCGCCGCCGACGCCGCGGCCGGGGCGCTGCGCGTCCCACTGGTCGATGGTCTCGGGGAGCCAGCCGCGCGTGCGGCCGATGGTTACGTCCGGCTCGGGCAGGTCGTAGGAGGCGGCGTTGGCGACGCCGAGGCGTTCGGAGACCTGTTTGATGCCGAGGTATTCAGTCGTCATCGTCCCTCCTGTCCCTGATGAGCGTGGCGATGCTCCAGATTCCCGCCGCGAGTCCGAACAGTCCGGCCTGCCATGCTTTCCCGGCGCAGCCGAGCGAGAGCGATGTCAGGCCGCATACGATGCCGCATACGGCGAACAGTGTGCTTGTCTTCAT